GAAGAGAAAAAGATACACGAAAAAGTAGTTGAAGAACAAGAAAAAGAAGATGAGGAAGACACCAAAAAAGCTATGGTAGAGGTAGATGGTGATGAAATGGTTATTAAAGTAAATCTAGGAAAGCTTCGTACTTTCCAAGGTAAGGTTAATGCATTAAAAAGAGAAGGTAAAAATGAAGAAAGTGCCAAGAAGATAGTTGGTGCATTTGTTCAACATGAAAAATCATTAGATTCTCAATCAGTACAAAGTGGAGATAGGGGTCTAGGTGCTGATCCAATAGTTCAACAAGCTGACTCCCAACAGGTCACCAAGAAAGAGGTAGAATCTCAAGCAAAACAAGATAAGAGAAGAAAGAAATCTGCACAATTATATAAATCTACCGCAATCTATATAAACCAACTTATTAAAGATTTAACAACGACATGGTAGATAAAGAATCCGAGAAAAAAGTCTCTCCTTCCGAAGAGGAAGAGAAAGACGAAGAAGACGAAGACAAATCGGAAGAGAAAGAAGCCAAAAAATCTTTTAGAGAAGCAATCAAATCCAACTTTGAGGCTGTGACTGAAGTAATTCAATCACTAGCAGAATCTCAAAAAGGAGTTACCGAAACACTTAAAAGTGTTGAGGAACGATTGAAGGCTCTAGAGAAACCAACAGATTTCCCACTGAAGCCATCAGGAACAAGTGGAGAAGATGTAGGTGCAGATGTGAAAACACCAGACGAATACAATGCTAACTCTGTCCAAGCAGCACTCGATGCTGATGGTGCAGAACATGGCAAAGATAAGAATGGTCTTTCAATGCAAGTAAAGGCTGAAACTTCAACACAGACTCCAAGACCAACAGCTCCTGTTGAGACAATCAACAAGTCATTTTCACAAGACTACAATCTAGTTTTGAAAGATGCAAGAGAGACTGGTGACTTGAGCCTAGTTGCAAGAAATATTCTCTATACGAACAAGTACTACACACCAGAGAGTGAGGCTTGGTAAAAATGGTGCAAATTAGAACCATTGACGAGCTAGAAGCACTTTATTATGGATTCAATCGAAACCTGATTAGAAAATCTGATGCACCAATCACTACAGCAACCAGTGGCACTTTTAACGCCATTTTCGGTGCTTATGCATGGGCTCAGTTGAATCTTGAGGCAAACGCTTTCGGCATTCTGCCAAAGTATCCTTGGGATAAATCAGGTTGGCGTGTAATTACAGCAAGAGCCCCAGCCTTAGCTGATGCTGGCTCATCCAATAATACTGGATTGGGCGGTACAACTGAAGGTGGACTTATCGCGGCAACTGTAAAACCAACACTACAAGAACTAGATGTTAGACCAAAGACAGCACAACTGGCTTTCTCTGCATCAGAAGTTATGGAGTGGATGGCAACTCACAGCAAAGACGATATTTGGGGTGGTCTAGGTTCACTTAGACTATTCATGGCTGTACAGCACAAAGAGAATCTGAACAAAATGCTATTAGCTGACGTTGAATCACAAGCAGCTTCCGCAGCAGCAGATTATTCTGGATCACTTGACTTTGAGTCATTGGACAGAATTATTTCAGCAGATGCAGAAGAAGACACATTAGGTGGCTCATATAATAACTGGTATGATCCTTGGAACAAAATTGACAGGGACAGTGGTACAGACTTCGACTCAACCGTAGAATCTGCTTCAGGAACAATCGGTACAAACGGAGTTCTAACTGATGATACACTGAGAACTTTCCTACGAAAGATCAGAAAAGCATCTGGTAAAGATCCAAACGTATTCCTTGGTTCACACGAAGTATACTCTGAAATTCAGGGCTTGTATATGCCTTCTGTAAGAATTGCAAATCCTTACGGTGAAGCACTTGTACAAGTAGATGTAAACGGTATCCAGACCTTTAAGGGTACTGGAGTTGGAATTCATGTTGACTCTATCTATGGTATTCCGTTCATCCCAACAAAGGATGCACCATCCAATGCTTCTGATTCATCAGAAATTGGTAGACTATTTGCACTCGACACAAGCGATGCAGAAGGTTATGGATACCCAAGAATAGGAATTCAAGTCGCAATCCCAACCGAGTATTACGAAGCAACAAGACGTACTCCAGCATATCCATTCGTCAACAATGCATTTGTTGAGAAAGGATTGTTTAGAACTATGGGAGAAACAGTCTGTCGTCACTTCAGATCACAAGGTAAGATTAGAGACATTAAACTCTAAATTACATTCCCTTATTTTCCTTTTTTTAAACACTTATATATGGCTGTTGCCAAATATAGTTATGTCATCGAAAAGAACAATCAAAAGATGTTTATATTGTAAAAGTGAAATAAGTGATGTATGTAACGACTATAAGAGAAAAAAGTTTTGTAGTTCTAACTGTGGACACCTATTTAGATATTATAACAATCATAAAATGAGAGAAAAGTTACAAGAATATCAAAGAAGGTATCAAAGAAAATACAATCGTGAAAACAAGGACAGAATAAACGAATATCAAAGAAAACGCTATCAGGAAAACAAGGATAAGATAAAAGAATATCAAAGAGAATACTATCAGAAAAAACGAAGACTGAATGTTCAACCAATATGTTCAACATCACCACATCCTTAAATACTCATTAGTCACAATTAAAACTTATATAATTAATATACTAATGGTATATATGGCACAGATTCCAGCCTTAATTCCAAAAGAAGTGGAAATACAGCGACTGAAGAAAATTTGGTTGATTGTAATTGCGATGGGATCAACCGCTGCTTCTGTAGAGGTTGATAACTTTGTTGATGGTTCACTTCATCAAACATCTATTAGGGATTCTGCGTTTACACCAGCTCATTGGTGGTTATACAGTCATTTCATAGCATTACCTCTAGGTTGGGGTAGTGTTGCGATTTATGATCGTAAAGTACCAATATTGAGAGGTGTAGGAAACTCTATGAACACTGGATTAAAGATGACTATACTAGGTTATCTTGCAACCATGTTCACCATTGGTGTTAACGAAATGTGGCACTTTTGGTTTGTAGAAGAGATATTTGCAGTGCCTAACCATTGGATGTTCAATATGGGAGTTGTAGTTGCCTTCATGGGTGCTTTGGCTTATGTAGTCAGAGTGTATGCTAGACTGGTTGAACTTGGTGCAGAAACTCCAAGTGAAAACCCATACGTTGCAGAAATGTATAAGATGGCATTAGAAGGTAAACTCTATTCTAGAGCAATCCCATAAACTCTTTTTTATTCTATACTTTTACCTAACATACTACAGAACATATTTTGACAGTAATAATGAACTCGTGGGCTTTCGGTTGTAACCGCTGCATATGCTGGTAAATAACACTTTGGACATAACTTCATATCTACTTTAAGTTTAAAGTCCATCCACAACTTTATATATCCCTCATTAATTAAGTTTACTATGGCTATCACCACATCAGTAAGTGATTGGACAGCAGCTAATGTTGGCAAAACATTGTCACTACAGTCTGCTTTAACATCTAAACTAAGATGTTACAAGATCAAATGCACTGCTGGGGGAAGCGATACTTATGCAACAAATGGTGTTAGTGCCGATTTGAAGCAAGGTAGAATTTCAACCCTAGTAGCAGTGATTCCCGAAACCTCAAGCCTTAACTACATTGTCAAATATGACAAAAGTAGTGAGAAAATCAAGTTGTATGAAGCATTGAATACAACCGCTGGTGGATTCGAGGAAATGGCAAACACAACATCTATTGCGAATGCCACATTTGAATTTCTAGTTTTCGGCTACTAGAGTCCGTAAAAAGCCTTCTTTTTTATCTTAAAGTTTATATATTTCAATTTAACACATTACTCATGGTCGAAGATAACCATAATATTAAGAATATAGACGGTGCTAGTACTTTAGTAAAAGGCGATCACGGTGTAGTAGTTGCAGTTCATGTAATGATTCATGATAATAATTCAACACTAGTATTTAGAAACGGTACTACTGGAACTGCACCAATAGAATTTACAATACATTCAGAGCATCCTCAAGGTTATATCGAGTTGAATAGAAGGTTTGAGAATGGTATTTATGTCACATGTGCTAGTTCAACAGTTAGAGCACTCGTAGTTTACAAATAGCAAATTTAAATACTTCGTAATCTTTATAAGACTAATGACAACGACTTACTGCACAATAGAGGATATTAGTGATTATCTAAGAGTTCCTATCACTGCTACTACAAGCCCAAATAAAACTCAGATAGAAAAAATAATCATAAGAAAAGAAGCAGAATTTGAAAGACGAGTTGGTCATACATGGGGTATTAAACAATCTAAAAATGAAGTTTATGATTTACCATTGAATTATGTTTATGGTTGGGGTACTCCTATTAATTTAAAACATAGAATGGTTTTACCTATAAACTCAGCCGAAGGTGATAAAGTAGAGATGTGGTCTGGTATGGGTGGTAACTATGAAGATATTACTGCACAGGGTAGTTCTACATATAGTATACAATCTGAGATGGGTAAATTGTTTTTCAGAGGTTACTTATTCTCAACACTTAGAGAATTTAGATTAAGAATTACATATAGATATGGTGGTGATAGTGAAGCTGGTGATGGTATTATACCACCAGATGTAAAAGATGCTATAATTAAAATGGTATGTTTAGAACTAATGAATACAATGTTTAGAATGGATGAAGTACCTACAGGTGGTATGGTAGATCTGAATGCTGTAAAAAGAGATTGGAAGGAAGACATAGAAACTTGTATTGAAAACAGACGAGAAGTATTTGTCATACCGTAGTCATGCCTAAGAAACTCAGTATTGAGCAATTCTGGACTTTTATGAATAGTTTAGAAATACAAAAAGAAACTAATAGACAGGCGATCAATACTAACATAGTAGAAGAGAATGGTCAGTACAAATTAAAGGTTGCTATGAAATCTGATAGACCATTTATTTTACCACAAGACATGGATGATAGTAAACAAATAGTAAACGCATTAAGACAGAGACTACAAGAACAGATCTATGATGAACCACCAGATCATCTATTAAAAGATAATATAGAACCAATGTCAGTTAAAACCGAGTATGAGGAATTACCAGAATATTATTCAAACGCAATATATCCAGCCTCATGTAGACCTAATATAGAAGCCATAAAAGTATGGGTTAGAGATGTTAAAATTCCTAATATGTCCCAAGAAGAATATATGCGAGAAGTTTACGGTGATGACTATGAGAGTCGCACAAGCTTCCCAGATGTTACCAAATTAGAAGAAAAGGTAGTTGATCAAATAGCATATAAAATATCTCGTAAAATATGGTATGTAGGAAGAAGACCGTCAAATATGACTGATGGTGAATGGAATGAGGTAACAAAGAATATGAGACCCCCAGAAGGTAGTTATGGTAAAGGCGATACATGGGTTAATTTTAAATATGGCGGAGATTACCAGTATTCATCAGGTGTAACATAATGACAATAACTTATGATATGTTGGATAAGATTAAGAGTCTTATAGACGATAATTGGACAGCACCACCAGCCCCAGAAGTTAGTGCTGTTTGGAGAAAAAGAACGACTGGTCTTATAGATGATAGACGGGATCAGATAATAATCACTCCTAGAGAAGAAAGTATAACATATTATGGACTATATGGTAGTGATCATTTACATGAAATAACTATAGATTTAGACATAAGAACGTATCAGGATATTCAAAGACATTCAGATATAATTAAAGAATTGATGAGAATAATAAAAGAGAATATAAGAGGTTAT